TAAAAGCCATCATAGCTAAGAACATAATTTTCTTCATATTTAATTTGTTAATTAGTTATTGAATTAAATTATCTACAGATGTATTTGTAAAGAATATATTTATATCGTGTTTGTAATCAGTATCCATTAAAATAGATATTTGATTTTTATTCCTTTTATTTTCCCATGATATAGATCCATCACTCCACTTCTTATATTTTCCATATGATTCAGCTATTTTTTTTATTATATTATTGAAAAAATTCAATTGCTCTTTTTTTGTTTTAAATGATTTTGAAAATAGGCATGAATATAATTCATCATAATGAAACCACATATATAATTTAAAATCAATATTATATAATTTTTCATTCATATAAATAGCCATTTCTTTTCGTCTTTCACCCGATATGTCAAATGGTTTTGATTTTAAAATTTTGAAACATTCAGTTTTATTCATGCCAAACTTTAATCCAATAATTCCATCTATGTTTTTTGTTGTAGAATTTAATCTAATACAAGTAAATAAAATAAAAATTGTCAGAAACATAACTTTTTTCATAAATATCATTTTTACAGTTTATAATTCTACAAAGATATAAATTATAGTTAATAAATTAATAAACGAATAGATAAAAACTTACTTTCGGTCATCTTTTCATTCATCAGGGTCATTTTATATAGGTGTTTTCATTGTTTTTACACATAATACGCTGTTTTTCACCTATAAAACTGCTCATACTGTTTAATTATAAAAATTTGTCTCCCGTTTTTAGCCGACCCGCTCTGTACTCCGGTTGCAATTGCACCCGTTTTTTAACGGGGAAATATGACGGATACAACCAGGCATACTAACACACCAATGGCTGACACCATGCATGCACACAGTATCAGTCATCAACTAAACTATTTATTATAAATTATCTAAGACTTAGGAGATAGAGATGCACTACTACCTTTAGGATTGATATGTTGTAAGAAGATCTTACGACATAGCAGATACTTAAATGCATCTGTGAAGTTAGTAGACTCTTTAGGCAATCGGTGTGCAGGCAGACCATCTCCTTTCTTTTCTTTCACTACTAAGCCATTGCCTTTGGTAGTAGTAGATATCTTAGCAGGAGTCTTCTCTAACTGTGCCTTCAGGCATGGACAGTTAGTACGATCTATCAGTAATTGTGGAAGATGTTTGTTCTTACCACCCATTAGTTCCATCATGAAGTTGTACTCCGCGTTACTACCTATGTTTCCCTGATTAAGTGACATGAGTGTCACACTCCAACCGGTTGCCTTACCATCTGCATCGCGTTCTATCGCTTTCTTCATCTGACTTGCAACGTCCTGACCTATCTTATGATATGAGTTAGCAGCACGGTCATAGTATAGTTTCAATTGCTTAACCTTATGTGGCTTAAAGTAACGAACAAACTCATCGGCCATTTCACGTATGTACTGAGGTGGTAATGTGTACAATTCTTTAAGTATACGATACTTCATGTTTTCTTGTTGTCCAAATACCAACCATAACGTATTACCTATGTCTAACCCGCCTTCAATGGCACGATTCGTATTAATGTACTTCAATACCCGGCAATCAGGATCTGAACCAAATGGAATAGAATCCAAATAAGTATTATTATTATTACCATCAAAATAGAAATGTCGTTCCGATAGGTTAGAATAGAAGCGTGATGCTGCCGACAGAATAGGTATAATTGATAATATGGCAGAAGAAACGCCTTCTAATCCAACAGCAAATTCATCCTCAAACCATTCTATACCCAGAATATCAACATTTACAAATGACGAAGCAATCCAAAACAATGATACACCCTTTCTGAGTTTACGCCATCGTTCTTCCCATCGTTTCATTGTCTTTTCAGCCAATTCTATCTTTTTCGCACTTCCGGTGTCTAAAATAGCAGCATATTCCTGTTTTGTTTGGTTATAAACGAAACTTACCTGTAGTAAATCAAGAAGTTTCTTTTTATCGTTTTTCTTAGAATTTTTCAGGATCCAGTCGTATTCGCCAATATTATTTGGATCCGGCATATCGGTTGTAAATGTTTGAGATCTGTAAAATGGAGAATCACCATATTTCGCCCGGTAACCACGAACCGCTTTCAGTAAGTTTCCTATTTTTACTTCAGAAAAATACTTTACCTCATCACCAAAAACACCAACATACGAACGACCGGCACCAATTGACGGACGGTCCAATGAAATAAATGTAAGGTTGAAACCATTGAAAAATGTCATCGTATTTTTCCACGACGACATGATATTGTACATTTTTGAACGCCATTCTGCCGGTGGTTCTTTATTGATCACGTAATGTACATCTTCTTCCCAACCGTGAAATCGAAGTCCTTCCTGAAGTGATGGTATAACGTTTTTATGTAAGTTTGAATACGTATCGCTCACCCATGCGAACGGAGCACCGGCACAATCATATACAGCTTCTTGCAGGCGTTCAACAGCAAAATTTGTAGTTTTGGTAGATGCACGGCCAATAGGAAGGTATAAATCTTTTGGCATTAGCATTGCACATAATTGCGCCAACCAATTGGAATAGCGCAATTCTATGTCATCACGATTTAGATCCAACTTTTGTTTCTTGCTCATCGTATAGGTCTAAAAAGTCAACTTTATCAACGCCGGCTTCCTGCCGAACACGGTTTTTCTCTAAATCTGAAATTTCCAGATTGTCAATTCGTTCGGCCAATGCATTACGATCAACCATGGGTAAACTGATTGCACCCGGATTAAGCGAATATACTTTGATTGGTTTTTTATAAAGTCCTTCAGGTATTCTTTGTGGTTCAGGATTATCAAGTCCTTTAATCTTGTAGGCTTTAGTAATCAAATCACCGTAAACTTCTATATCTTTTGAATTTTTAGAAGTACGAAGCACCAGGTTAGCAGCTGCCATAATACTTTCAAACATAGAATTACGGTGTGATTGATTTTCAATACCATCATCACCGTAAAACAGATTCTGAGATTCATCGTACATTAATCGTGCTTTTCGGTAAGGAATGTTATTTGGCGGGCGTTGAATAAACGAAATAGCGTTTTCTTTGCCATATTTACGACGTAAAGAGTTCACCAGATACAATACGTCCAAATAACGTTGTTCGTCGTCTGATAACGATTCTTTAGAGCCTGATTGTATATAATCCTGCAATAATTCGAAGTATGCTTTGTTAGTTTTAAAATCCTCCATAAATTATATCATCACGCGCATTTTGAAAATCCAGCTTCTCTCTCAATTTATCGAGGCGTTGAGCCTGAGTTACATTCGAACCGGACTGTGTAATCATTTCCAATCCTTCTTTGGCTTGTTGAATAAGAATACCGGCTTTGTAATGATATTCTAATTCACTATCATGTTGCATAAAGTAAAACATGAACTCAAGTTTATCAATTCGGTAGTACATAGCAATATTCTCAGGAGAATAACCGATAGCTGCGAACTTCTCGTATTCTTCCCAATCCATATTCAATAACCAATCAGGATCCTGAACATCTTCCGGTTTTGCTATTTCTGTATTTTCCATGATTATTAGTATAAAAGTCTGTCAACCTCAGATAATTGATTTTTCCTTAGGATCAATCGTTGTTTACGGTCCTCATCCAAATTAGGTTTATCTCCTTTGGATATTTCACTTTCAATACGCCAAATATTATGGTTTAATCTTCTTTGTAGTTCAACAAGATCTTTTATTGAAAGCGCTTTAAGCTCTTGTAATCGATGATAGTGTTTGAATACAGGGTGTTTTCCCAAAACTGATTTGTGTTGCTTGTAATAGTTCAATTCAGCATAAATAGCACGATTATCAAGATAGCTTGCTAATAATTCACCGGCGGTATTAGCGCATTCTTGCAACGATGTACAATCTGATAATTTTTTATGCAATTCTTTATACCTGTAGTAACTGGAAAACTTATCAGTAACCAACGCTTTAAGCTCATAAGGGCAATCCGGACTATTCAAAAATGGGAATTCTTCCCGGAAACCAATGTGTGAAGCTTCTAGATCTGGCTGTTTGACAATTTTTGTCAAATCAATATTCGTCAACTGGCACAATGATTTTTTCAATAGTTCTACATTTTTGACCGGGTTAGATTTCACTAACCTGATCAAAAACGTGTTTTTTGAAAACTTTTCAAGTAATTTGATTCCTTGTTTAGGATCAGCACCCGACTTTAACCACTGTAGAACTTCTTTTTGCATTAAATTTCGAATCTCGATTTTTCAGGAAAATTAGTTTCTAAATAATTTACAACTAAAGAATTATATCCATCTTCGGAGTTATTCAAGAACTTCTTTCCTTCAATGAACTTTTTGAAAACAACCGGATCAGTATTTTTAGACATAATGCGAAGCATATATTCACCATTTACGCCATCAATTTGAGTCGGTTTATGATCGAAAAAATACATATTGAAATAGATGGACGGAATAAGCAACCCTTCAGAACTCAATTCGGGTATTTCTTCAAATAATGACACCAACTTTTCTTTATCATAGAAGAAAGGTGTGTGAGTATCATAATTATGAGTTGGAATAGATCCAACGGACCCAAAAGACTTCAAACAATCAATCGTTTTGTTTCGATTAATTTCATAAATGGCTTTTGTATCAGGAATATATTTAAGTCTACCTTGAGCAGTCAAAATCTGAACGTCAGCTAACTGTACCGGGTTAATGAAATAAATATCATCGTTGCTCCAAATAAACTTTTTGCTTACATTTTCATCCACGATAGCCAATTTAAGCTTATTCAGCGTGTCTATTTGTGGATTTTCAGAAGCTACCGGTGCATCAATATGAATCACTTCATCACTGAACCAATCTTCTTTATCGCCAATAACAACCACCTGAAAATTTTCTCTGAAATTACGATCCATAGAGCGTAATGCAAAAAAAAGTTCATTACCCTGTGCTTTATCCTTCAAGTAAGGAATTACTATTGTTAGCTTATCAGCATTTTTGTGAATTAATGGGATATTATCCTCAAGTCCACTACCGGAACTACCCGAACCAATTTCATTCTTTTTCATGATTACATTACTTTTTGTGGTTGATAATTTACATTAGAAATGTCTTTACTTTGCGACAACCCGGAATTATCATGCGGAGTTAAGTCGTTTATTTGTTTTTTCTTGTCCATAATAATTTATTTATTTATGAATATTTTTTACGTTACAAAATTGCAATTGCAAACGCACTCATAAAAGGACACAAAAAACCCTGATAGTCTACTATCAGGGTTTTAATAACTATTTTTCGATTAATTTTTAAATTCCACCACCGGTACTTCCCGAAGCAGGCAATCCAAGAATTGCATTTACATCGACGTTATCAGTTACAGGAATCAACAATTTTGAAATGTAACCCAAAATAGCACCAGGTAAAGAACTTTTCATTTGCACGGTATGTCCGTGTTTTTTAGAACTGTCCTCGGTGTTATCCTGAGTAATGAATAACGGATTATCCGGAGTACCGGCAATACGAGCATCACCATTGCAA